TTTATGACTTGGAATGAATATGATAAGAGATTAAAAATGTTATGGAATCATATAGCAACTGCATATAGTGATACAGTATCTTACGAAACATCATGTAAAGCAGAAAGGGAAGCTTGTAAATTGATGGAAGAGTTAACAAACGAATTAAAGAAATAATTAATTAAATATATAAAATAAGAAATTTATTAGTAGGAAGGAGCGACTAATATGTTAGGTAAAATTAAAAATATTGAAGAGGTTTATGATGTTAAACCAAAGTCATCTTGGTGTGAAATGGATGGATATAAAATTGAAACTGATAATCATATATTTTATGTTTTAATTGATAATGGACAATGCTGTTGTGAAGATTGGGGCTATTTTTCAAGTGAAGATGACTATAGAAAATTTATTAATTCAGAACTTAAAGAGATAAACTTAACTGACACTAGTTTAAATAAAAAGATACTTGATGATAAAGATATTTATTTAGATGCTGGAGGGATACAATTTGTTGACTTTGTAACAATTGAAGGTGTGTTTCAGTTAGCTGTTTATAATGGACACAATGGGTATTATGGACACGATATATTAATAACCAAAGATGATGATATTATATTAGAAAGCTGTTTATAAAATGACTATTTTAAATAATTAATAATGTGATATTATTACGAATTAAGATTAAGGGGGAAATGTAAATGAAAAAAACAATAACAATTGAATGTAGAAACTGTCAAGGAACTGGATTATATAAAGGGATGTCTGAAAGAGATAATTGTGCAGTTGTGTGTTATTCATGCAAAGGTACTGGGAAAGTTGATTTCACTTATAATGAGTTTGAAGGAAGAAAAATAAGAACAGATGTAAAAAGGGTGTTTAAAAAATCATGCGGTTATGTTCATTCAGACCAAGATACTACAACGAGAGAAGGGAAAGAGATTAAATTTACCGAAGGTGGATGCACATATGAAGAATGGTTGAATGGGGGAGAACCTAAACCAGTAAAAAGTTTGTACTGTCCTTATATTTGGGAGAATAAAGGTATGGGAAATGAACCTTTAGATGATTGTAAGGAACATTGTAAAGGCTTTGGAAGTATATCAGATTGTGAAATTTATCATAAAAAAGAAGAATGTTGGGTTAAACTTGAATCAAAATAATAATTCGCAATTCAGAAAAATGACTAAATAAAATATAGTTTTTAAAAATTATTGGAAGAAGGTGAAACGTGAGAAGATACATACTATATGCTTTAATAACAATTATACTGGCTATATTTTGGGTGGGCTTAGAGTGGATATTAGATGGTCAAATTATAAGTCAGCATAGTGATACAGTTATTTGTTTTGCATTAAGTTGGTTTGTGATGGACTGGGTAGACTATTATATATTTGAGAAATAAGGGGGTGAAATAAATGATTCAGATAAATAATTCAACTCAATTAAGTTTCAACGGTAAAGAATTTACTATAACTCAAAATAAAGGTGAATACATAGATGAAATACAATTAAGCGTTATAGAAGCACAGACTTTAGGTTATGAAATAGAGCAGTTGGTGAGAGTAAATAAGGCTTTAGGAAAGATTAAATAATTTTATAAAATAATTAATTAAAAAGTATTTACAAAATATAGAATAGGTGGTAAGATTAAATAGTAAGGTAAATCTTACTAATAAGTAAATAGGGGGTGAGAGATATGTTATGTGATAATTGCTTACATAAGATGGTGTGCAAGGAAATAGACAACTTTAAGAAATACGAAGATCAATACATAGAAATGAGAAAGATAAGTTCATTATTCGATAAGCCAATTGAGTGTCCTTGCTATTTAGATAGAACTAATTTACACTATGCAACTTCTAAAGGGAATAAGGTTGACAAAAACATTGTACATGAAGATTTAATAGAGCTACAAAAAAGAGTTTATGATTTCTTAGGCAAGTATGAAAGAATTACAAACAAATTACCTGTTGTATTAATAGGTTTTAAAGAAGAAAGAGAAAATATAAAAGAGAATTTCAATGAGATAGTAAAGAAATTAAAAGTTATTAATAATTAATTAAAAAGTTAATACAATCACAATTTTATAAAGTTTCAAATTGGATTAATAGTTACTCAGAGAAGTGATATCCATCATATAATAATTATTTAAAAATATAAGAAAAAGAGGAGAGATTTTATGGCAAAAGAAAGAGTTTTTGACTTACCAGAAACTAAAGGGGAATTTAAAGCAAGAGGATTAGTAACAGGGACATCAAAGGATAAATACTTAAAATTAAAACAAGGGGATGATAAAAAACTTAGAAAGTTTCTTCACTTTGGATTAAAGATAAAAGAGGATGGTTCATCAGTATATTGTGACTTACAAGGTAATGAAAAAGATTTTGTTTATTTTTACAAAAAGGGAGATAAAAAAACTGGTACTAAAGGGGTAAGCCAAAAGGTTAACTTTAATACAAGAGATAAGTTTAAAGAAGAAGGATTTGAACCAATAGGGGTAAAGGTTGGTATAGAACAATACATAGATGGTAAAGGTGCTTTAAAAAATAAAAATATTCCAATGTTTGAATTTGATGCAGTAGATTATCTGAAAGCAAACTTAACAGAAGAAATGCCTGTGTTTATTAGAGGTAAAATGGAGTTTAGTAGTTTTATAAATGGAACAACAGGTGATAAAGTTAGAATGCAAAAGTTTGTTCCAACTCAAATAAGTGGAGTTACAACAGACTTAAAAATGTCTGATGAAAACTATGCACCAGTTAATGACTTTATCCAAACAATAGTTTTTATGGGGTTAGAATTAGATGAAACAAGCAAAGAAGATAAGAAGGGCATTTTATCTGCTAAAGTAATTAACTATTCCACAATAGAAGATGTTGAATTTATAATAAGAGATCAAAAAATATTCAAGACATTTAAAAAGAATTTAAAGCCATACAATGCTATAAAGGTCTTTGGTAAAATACATAATAAGGTTGAAAAAGAAGAAGTTGAAGATGATGGATGGGGAAGTTCTAATAATTCATTTGAGCAAAAGAACAATTCATTTACAAAGGAGCTATTAATACTTGGTGCTGATCCAGATACATTAGACAAAGAAACTTATACAAAAGAAAATATTGAAGAAGCTTTAGAAAAAATAAAATCAAGTAGAAAAGCAAGAGAAGATTTTGGTTCAAAAAATAATGAAGAAGGAAATGATTGGGGTACAAGTTCAAGTGATTCAAGTTCAGATGATGAGTTTGATAACTGGGATTAATAATTAATTAAAAGAAAATTAGAATTAAAAGGAGAGATTTGAAGTATGGCAAAAGCAAGAAAAGGAAGTTCAATTCAAAAAACAATATCAATATTAGCTTATGGTGAAAAGGGTACATGGAAAAGTTCATTAGGCTGTGAAGCTTTAGCACTTAAAAGGTATGATGGCAAGGATATGAGAGTTCTTATAATAGATTCAGAATTTGGTGGTGTGGATTCAGCACTTGAGATGAAAGCTGAAAAGTATGGCTTTAATCCTGATAATGCTTGGGTAGTATATACAGAAAGTTATTCAGAAATTCTATCCTTATTAGATAAGGTTAAAAACAGAGAATGTTTCTATATGTATGATGAAGAAGGAAATGAAACAGAAGAAGTTGTTCTTGATGCAGATGGAGAAGAATTCCACCCTGATTTTATAGTACTAGATGGGACGACAGTCGTGTATAATGCTTCATCAATAGCTAAAGTTAAATTCTCTGAAAGAAGAGCAAAAGTTAAAGCAAAATTGGCTGATAAAAATGCTGAGGAAACTTTAGTTGCAGTACAAGGTGCAGATTTAGAGTTTAAGGATTATAAAAAACTAAATGTTGAAATGTCACAAGAGTTAATATTGAAACTTATTTCAACAGGAGTTCATCATTACATAACTGCAAGAGAAACAGATGAAAAGCAAAAAACAACTGTATTAGATCCAATAACAGGTAAAAATAAAACTGAAAATGTTCCAACTGGCAAGAAGATACCAGAAGGTTTTAAAGATATGGAATATAACGTGGGTACTGTTATAAGATTGTTTGTAAATGAATTTGGTCAAGTTAATGCAGAAGTTATAAATAAAGATAGAACAGGTGTGCATGAGCCTAATTCAATAATAGAAGAACCAACACTATTAGCTTATCAATCAGTAATTGATGGAAACAAAGGGAAGGCTAGAGTTGACGTAAATCCAACATTTAAAGAATCAATAGACAAAGAGTTTGAAAAAGAACTAGAAGCAAATAATGTTGCAATTCAAAATACTAAAAATGAAATGACTCCGACAGATTATCATAATGAAATTAAAGCTGTTTTAGGTTCAATGGTGGCTTCAAAGAAAAAGATGGTAGGTGCAAAACTTAAAGAAAAAGGATACACACCTAAGTACAGTGAAATGACAGATGTTGAACAACTAAAAGAGTATTTAGAAATATTAAAAGCTTAGTTTATAGGGGGAGTTTTCTCCCCTATTTTCTTAAAGGAGAGATGGTTATGGCACTTAGAACAAATAGAAAGTGTACTGTTTGTGAAAAAGTTTTTAACATATTGGAGAAGGATTATGTTTTTTTTAGAGGTGGGTTAGCAGAGGTAGATTGCTATAGGAATTATAAAATAAGTAAAGGAAAGACAGAAGAGTTAGTTGATTTAGAAATTGAAGAAATGTTAGATGTGGCTAGAAAAGATAAAGATGAAAGAATACAAAAGGATATAGATATAGCAAGAAATAAAGCAAGAGCAAAAAGTAAAGAACTAAATAGAAGAAAGAATTTAGATAACTTAATAAGGTATCTAACAAGTGTTTATAACGTAACATATTATCCTAGTTTCTTTTATAAAAAGTTAGCAGAAATAAATAGTGGTAATCATAAGGGGATGACAAGTGGAATACCTTATGATGATTTATTGGATATGTTTAAAAAGAAACAGGGATACTTAGATAAAGTTGCATTTAATAATAACAAGATAGGTAAAGTAATGAGTGGGTTATCAAGAATAAATTATGATTTAGCAATACTTATAAATAAATATGATGAATATTTAAGTTGGAAGAATAAACAAAAGGTAATAGAAAATTCAAATCAAATTCAAAAAGAAGATAAAGATAAGATTTATATAGATTACAAAGAGATTAGACATACAAATGAAAATGTTGGTTTAGATGTCTCTGATATATTAAATGATATTTTTTAGGAGGTGTTAGGTTGGAAGAATTAAATATATATAATATTCAAAATGAAATATTGACTGTAGGGTGTATATATAAAAACTCAAACCTATATGTAGAACATGGAAAAATTATAAAAGCTCAATATGATTTTTATGATGAAGTAACTAGGTTTTACTATAACAGTTTTGAGATTATGTATAAAACATTTACTCAAACTATAACTGAAAATTCCATTAACACTTTTATGAGTCAAGATATGGAAAGGTTAAAAACTTACAGGAAGTATGGTGGATATAAAACATTAAAAAAATGGATGGATTTAGCCAATATAGATGATATTAGAAACTATTTAGAAGTAGTCAAAAAGTATTCTTTATTAAGAGAATACAACACTAGAGGTTATAATGTGGCTAAAATAATGAATCATCCTAAGTTTGAACTATTTAAAGCCAATGACATTTACAAAATAATTAGAGCAGGTGCAGACAAAGTTAGCACAACTATAATGGCTGAAAATGAAAGTGTTATTGTTAGTAAGGGAAATCAAGAATTAGTAAAGAAAATGCTTATTAAACCTCAGATGGGGTTAGAGATACCATTTGCCTTACTAAATGAAATGTTTAGAGGTTTTAGGCTAGGCAAAATAATGGCACTAGGCTTTCTTTCAAATGAAGGTAAAACTAGACTTGCTACCTTAATAGCTTGTTTTATAGCTTTCTGCAAGGGTGAAAAGGTATATTTAATGGCAAATGAAACAGATGAGGAAGATATTAGGGCTTGTATTTTGACTACAGTAATTAATAATGATTATTTTAAGGAGATGCATGGTGTAGATATAAATAAACAAGAGAGAGAAATAGTTTTAGGTTTATATAGAGATGATGAAGGTAATTTAATTCAAAGGAAGGTTGATGACTTTGGAGACTTTGAAGAATCAGAAGAAGAGTTTATCAATAGAGTTCAAAATACTTCTAGGGCGTATAGAAATGTGCTAAAGGTAGCTAAATGGATAGACAATCAGGAAAATAAGACAATATTCTTTCAAAGATTTACTGACTATAGTGATGAAAATTTAGAATTTGAAATAAGAAAAATGCACATAGCACATGGAGTAAAATATTTTATATATGATACTTTAAAGGGCTATAAAGATGATAGTTGGACTGTCATAAAGCAAACTACAACAATGCTAAGCGATATAGCTAGTGAGTTAAAAATATGCTTATGGGCAGATATACAGTTAACTGATGATTCAGTTTATACAGATATATTTGGTTTTTCATCAAACAATATAGCAAATGCAAAACAACTTAAACACGTATTGGATCATCTAATATTAGGTAAAAGGTTATCCAAAGAAGAATATTGTAAGTATAAGATAGTTTTAAGTGATAATGAGTGGGGATTAAAAGAAAAGGAATTAGATTTAGGGAAAACATATTACTGTTTAAAAGTAGATAAAAATCGAAGTGGAAGCAAGGATAAAATTCCTGTTTTAGAAGTTGATTTAGATTTAAATGTATGGAAAGAGTTGGGATATTTAATTAAAAATAAGTAGGTGATATTTTAGTGTTATCTAAAGAAATGATAAAAGAATACATAATTGTTAATGAAAAAGTAGAAGAAATTTTAAAAGAATTAAATTGTAAAGGTGTAAAACCACATGATAACACAAGATATTACACAGGTGGTTTTCCTGATAGTGATGGGAATACTAGCTTTGCTTTATTCTCAGACAGTCTTTATGTAGATAGCTATACAAGAAATATTAAAGATCAATATGGTAATTCTGATATATTCAGTTTGGTAATGTTTATTAAAGATATGTATTTTAGTAACGCTTTAAATTGGATATGTCAAATATTAGGTTTAGATTACTATGATGACTCTACAGAAGAGATACCATTAAGTTTACAGTTAACTAATCTAATTTTTGATATGAACAATGGGTTAGATGAAAATGAAGAAAATGAAATGTTAAAACCTATAAATGAGAATATATTAAAAACTTACTACAAGGGTGGCAATGATTTATTTATAAATGATGGGGTTAGTTTAGCCACACAAAGAGAATTTGAAATAGGTTTTGATTTAGATAGTGGAAGAATAACAATACCAATAAGAGATGAATTAGGAACTTTGGTTGGAGTAAAAGGTAGACTGTTTAATAAAAGTGATATAGGAGAGAAATACATATATTTAGAAAGATGTTCAAAATCTAAAATACTTTATGGATTATATAAAACAATTGAATATATAAGGCAAAAAGGTATATGTATAGTAGTTGAGTCTGAAAAAAGTGTTTTAGTTTTATGGGAGCAAGGAATTAGAAATGTAGTTGCAATAGGGGGGCATTCGCTTTCTAAAATTCAAGTTGAAAAGATAACTAGGTTAGGAGTAAAAGAGGTAGTTCTTTGTTATGACTCAGACGTTGCAAGACTTGAAGATGGCAAGATAGACAAAAAAGAGTATTTAGAGGAAGCAAATAAGTTTATAGAAGAAGTTAAGGTTTCAGCTATGGTTGATATAAAAGGAGATATATTAAAAGAAAAAGAATCGCCAGTGGATAGATTTGAAAATTTCATAAAAATGTATGATGAAAGGAAGGTTTTACAGGTTGGTAAATAAGCTTATAGAGGTAAATAAAGATTGTAAAAAGATAAAAGTTAATATAAATGAGTTACCTATAAAAGATAAATTAAGTTATTCAAGATTAGATTGTTTTAAAAGTTGTGAATATAAATATAAATTGAAATACATAAATAAGAATTATACAAATGATTCAAGCTTAGCATTAAGGATAGGTACTATACTCCATTTAGGATTAGAATATAAGTATTTAAAAAAATATAAAAATGAAGAAATATTGGATTTAATTTATAAGGGTTGTATTGAAGAAGGAGAAGAAGTTATAGGATTAGATAAACTAAAAGATGAATATCCTTTTGAATGGGAAGAAGAAGATAAATTTGGGAGAACATATGATGAAAAAATAGAACTTTATAAATATAGGCTGTTAGAGGACATAGAAAAGGATTGGGAATGCATAGGTTGTGAAGTTCCATTTGATATTTTATTTGAAAATAAAGCTATAATACATGGATTTATAGATAGAGTAGATAGACACAAAATTACAGCAGACATAAGAGTTGTTGACTATAAAAGTTCAAAAAAGCCTTATGATAAAAAAGAATTAGCCACTCCTTTACAGATGTATGTTTATGCCTTAGCTTGTAAAGAAATGTATGGTAAATTTCCTAGTAAGTTTATATATGATATGATTTTAATAGGAGAAAAACAAGAAGCGATGACTAAAGGTTGGGAGAAAAGAGGATATACAGCTCTTAGTAAATTGATAAACAACTTAATCGTACATAATGAAAATAACAATATTAATATGATACCTAAACCATCGCCACTTTGCCATTGGTGTAGTTATAGTGAAACTAATCCTAATGCTACAAATGGTAAAGGGCTTTGCGAATACAATCTCTTGTGGACACCTGATAATAAAGTTTGGAAACAGAATAAAGAGTGGATTGAGGTAGTTGAGGATAATGATGGTTGGGGAGATGAATGGGAATAAATATATATAATAATTAATTAAAAGTGATGAGGTGAAAATATGATAAACAAGTATGTTCCTTTGCATAACCATGATGAATTCAGCTTATTGGATGGGTTTTCTCATCCTCACGAATATCTTGATAGAATACTAGAATTAGGACTTAGCTCTTTTGCGATAACAAATCATGGTAATCAGCTTAGTTGGGTTTATTATGCATTGTTACAAAAGGAGGAAAAGTATAAAGATATTAAAGTTATATATGGAGTTGAGGTTTATGAATGTTTTGATATGTCTGTAAAGGACAAAAACACTAGATATTTTCATTTAGTTTTACTAGCCAAGAATGAAAATGGTAGAAAGGCTTTAAATAAGATTGTTACAGAAAGTAATTTTAAAGGCTTTTATTATAAACCAAGAGTAGACTTGAATTTGTTAAAAGAATATGCTGATGATTTGATAGTTTTAACTGCTTGTTTGGCAAGTAAGTTGGCAAGAGAATCAGATTATAAAAAATGTGTAGATTACGTGAATGAATACAAATCTATATTTCCACACTTTTATTTAGAAATGCAATCTCACAAGCATAAAGATCAAGAAATGTATAATAAAAAGATATTGCAACTAAGTAAAGATACAAATGTAGAATATGTTATAACAACAGACGCTCATTGTGCAAGAAAAGAGGATTTGTACTTCCAAGGAAAACATGTTCAAATAGCTCAAGATAGAGAAACCATGTCAGAATCATATGAGGGTTGTTATATACAAAGTATAGATGAAATACATGAAATAATGGATTCACAGGTTGGAATTGATGTTGTTGATAAAGGGCTAAATAACACTATGGTAATTAATAACTTAATTGAGAATATTAAAATGCCATTCCAAGAACCTCAACTACCTTCATTTACTTTACCAAGTGGGTTTAAAAACGACAACGATTATTTAAGGTTTTTATTAAATGAGGGATGGAAAAAAAGAAAAGTTGATTTTATGAGTGATGAAGATATTGAAATTAGAAAAGAAAGACTTAATTATGAATTAAGTGTTATTCATAAAATGAAATTTGATGGCTACTTTATAATAGTTTGGGATATGATAAACTATGCAAAAGAAAATGAGGTAATGGTTGGTGCAGGTAGAGGAAGTGGAGCAGGTTCATATGTTTGCTACTTACTAGGAATAACTGATGTAGATCCAATAAAATATGGCTTAATATTTGAAAGATTTTTAAATGAAGAGAGAATAAGTATGCCAGATTTAGATATAGATTTCTCTGACAGAACACCTGTAGTAGACTATCTTGTTAAAAAATATGGAAACGACAGAGTTTGTCAAGTTATTAACTTTTCTTATATAACTCCACTAAATGCAATAAGAGATTCATTTAGAGTATGTGGAATACATAGTTCAATAGCAAATAAAATATCAAAAAGATTTTCATATGAAACATTTGAAGAATGCCTTGAAAAGAATCCAACAATATACGAAGAATATCCTGAATATGAAGAAGCTTTTAATATAGCAAGTAAAATAAGTGGTAGAGTTAGAGGAATAGGTATTCATGCAGGTGGTTGTGGGATAGTAGACACTACAATAAATGATTATATGGGAATGGTTAGAGGTGGCGATGGAGAGCAAGTAATACAGGTAGATAAAAGAATAATAGAAAAAATAGGAATAATTAAATTTGATTTACTTGGGGTTAAAACACTAAAACTAGTTCAGGATATAGTAAAAGATGCAAATATAGATGAATGGGAAATAAATATAAATAATGAGAAATTTGAAACTGATAGAGAAAGTTATGAACTTTTAAGTTTAGCTAACACAAATGCTGTTTTTCAAGTTGAAAGTAGTGGTATGAAGAATTTATTACTAAGACTTAAACCACAAAATATAGAAGAATTATCAGCAGTTATAGCATTATATAGACCTGATAGCATGGGTGCATTAGAAGAATTTATAGAATGTAAACATGACTCTTCAAAAATCAAATATATACATGATGATATGAAATCAATATTAGGATTAACATATGGTTGCTTAATATATCAAGAGCAATTGTTAGATATTGTTAGAAAGTTTGGGGGAAGAACATACGGTGGAGCTGATTTGTTCCGTAAAGGAATCGGTAAAAAGGATGTAAAATTAGTTCAGAAAGAATCAGATTTATTATATGGTGAGATAAAAAACAATGGTTATTTAGAAGATACAGCAAAGGAAATTAGTAATGATATGAGGAATAAGGGTGGGTACTTATTTAATAAGTCACATTCTTTCTCATATGCAGTATTAGCTTTACAAACAGCTTATTTAAAAAAGCATTATCCGAAAGAGTTCTACAAGGCATTATTTAATCTAAGAAAAGAAAATAAAGGGAAACTTAATAAATATATAAAAGATGCTATGGATAATGGTATTAAGGTTCTTCCACCTCACATAAATAAGTCAGAAATGGAATTTATAATATACAATGATGTTATTTTATTTGGACTTTCTGCCATATCGGGATTAGGCGAAACAAGTGTTACACCAATTATTGAAGAACGAAGATTGGGTGGTAAGTATCTGTCATTAAATAATTTTATAGAAAGAACTAATATATCCGAGTCTAATTTAGTCTGCTTAGTAAAATCTGGAGCAATACCTTCTAAAAACAAGATGAATACGTTACTAAATTATATTAATTCAAAGATAGTTGCATCTGAATACAAAGAAGTTGCTTCATTACCAACGTTATTAAAGATGAATACAGAATGGGATATTGACACAAATTTAATTAAAACCAAAGAGGAGAGACTAAAGGTTTATAATGAGAAAAGAAAAGTAATTCATTTAAATAAAGAAAAAGAAAAAAGAGAGAAACAAATAACAGATTTTAAGAACAAACACTTAAATGATCCTGAGATGTGGGAGTTTGAAACATTATCTGTATTTTTAACACACAATCCATTTGAAGAAGTAAGTAGGATTTTAACTCCTTTTGATGATGTAGAAAATGACTCAGAAGTTGTTGTGGTTGGAGTGGTTTCAAATGTTGTATTAAAAAAGAATAAAAATAAACAACAGTTTTGTTATTTCACTTTGGCTACTGGATTTGGATTAGTAGAAATAGGTTGTTGGAGTAAACAATATTCTTTATATTCAGATTTAATAAAAAAGGGTAAAAGATTGGCAGTTCTTTGTAATAAAAGTGAAGATAAATATTCTGTTAAAGACTTAAAACAATATAGTAAATGGCTAGAAGATATGAAAAATAAATTAAAGGAAGTGGTCAATTGACAAAATCTTATGAGTTTAAAATAAAACCTATGTCAGAATTATTTTATAATGAAGATAGTTTGTATGGTATATATAAATTCAGCACACAACAAGATATTCCATATTTAGAAAAGATACCTTTTGGGGATGATATTGGCATAAGTACAATAGTGGGTAAAATGCAAAGATTAACAATAGGTTTAGATTATGAGTGTACAGCAATAGAGTCTTATAATAACAAATATAAAAAATGGCAATATGAGGTTGTTGATATAAAAGCAGATAAACCTAGTACAATAGAGGATAAAATATCATTTTTAAAGTGTATAGTTACGGATAAACAGGCAGAGACTTTAATTTCTGCCTACCCTAGTATAATAGAAATGATATTAAATGAAGAAGAAGTTGATATAAAAAAGTTAAAAGGAATAGGAGATTATACATTTGAAAAAATAAAAGAGAAAGTAGTGGAAAACTATATACTGTCAGATATTATTGTTATGCTAAAACCTTACGGTGTTTCTAATAGTATTATAAAAAAGATATTTGCCAAAGAAAAGAACGCAGTAATATTGAAACAGAAGCTAAAAAATAATCCATACATTTTAACAGAAATTAAAGGGCTAGGCTTTAAAAAAGTAGATAGTGTAGCAATAAAATTAAATCCTAAATTAGTGAATAGCAAAGAAAGAATGGTGGCTTTTATAGGGTATTATTTAACAGAAGTAGGTAATAAGTCAGGACATAGTAGAATATCTTTAGATGAGCTAAATAAAGCATTAAAAGAAAATGTGTTAGAGTGTTTTGATTTGTTTAATGAGTTTTTAGAAAGTGAAGTAGATAAACCTTTTTTATTACATATAGAAGATGGTTTTGTAGGCTTAATGAAATATTATAAAAGAGAAAAGAATATACTAGAAAAACTAAAAGAATTAAATGAATGTGCAAGTTTTGGCAAGTTACATCAAAAAGAAATTAATTGTGCTTTTGAAGAATTTAAAAAAGATAGAGGTTATGATCTATCTAAAGAGCAAAAAGAAATAGTTTATGCTATGAATGACAATAATGTAGTTTTACTGACTGGGAAAGCAGGAGCTGGTAAGAGTTCAGCCATAGATGTAGTTCTAAAGGCATTTAAAAATAGGAAAATAGCTTTAACAGCATTATCTGCAAAAGCAGTAAGAAGGATGGTTGAAACAACAGGAGTTGAAGAAGCTAAAACAATACATAGGCTTTTAGGTTTTGAAGGTAAAGAATTTAAATACAATGAAGAGAATCCTTTAGTTGAGAATATATTTATTATTGATGAATCTTCTATGATTAATAGTAGTTTATTCTTATCATTAATAAAAGCAATACCTTTAGGTAGTAAATTATTGATTGTATTTGATGATGGTCAATTACCACCAATAGGTGTAGGAAATATAGCAAAAGATTTATTAAAAAGTGAATTTAAGCATATTGGATTGAACAAAGTATTTAGACAGGCGTTGGATAGTGGGATATTGTCAGATGCTAATGAAATAAGAGAAGGAATCAATCCAGTAGAAAAACCTTCTTCAAATTTAGTTAGAGGTAATTTGAAAGATATGTATTACATATTTGAAAATGATAATGAGAAGATTTTTGAAAAGGCTATTAATTATTTTATGAAGTCAATAAGTAGTCTGAGTTTAGATGAAGTAGTAATATGCGTTCCTAGAAAAGAGAATTGTGTAAATTCTGCACTAACTTACAATAATAGAATACAAGATTTATTATTAGGCAATGAAAAAACAAAAATACAAAAAGGGGATAAAATATTTAAGTTAGGTGCTAAAGTAATTCAAAAAGTTAATAATTATGAAAGAGAAGTTGTTAATGGTGAAATTGGGTTTGTAATAGATATTAATAGCGAATTTTTTAAAGTGGAATTTGATAAAGAAAAGGTTAAAGAGTATTCAATAAAAGATATAGATGAATTAGAGTTAGCTTATGCACTTACAGTACATTCTATGCAAGGTAGCCAATGTAATACTGTTATAATACCTTTGGACATGAATAGCTATACTCTATTAAGTAGAGAGTTAATCTATACAGCTATAACAAGATCTTCAAAAAGGTGTTTGGTTGTATCTCAACCTAAAGCGTTTAATATGGGTATAAAAATAAAGGCAAGTAAGAGGAACACTTGGTTAGAAAACTTACTAAAAACTTTATAAAATAATTAATTAAAAAGTATTTACAAAATATAGATATGGTGTTATTATAATAGTACAAGGTGATTACAAAATTTTCCTTGTACTATTTTCTTATATAAGGAGGTAATTCCATGTATGAAGAGTACTATAGACCAGAAGATGTTAAGGTTAGACTTTTAGGCTATGAAAAACATGCAAGACAAGTAATAACATTTCTAAAAGATGCATATAGCGAAGAAAGTTATCAGAGCAATTTAAATGACATGAAAAGTAATCATAAAATACATAAGATAGTTAAAATTGAAAATGGTGAGGAGGAATTGATTTTAGAAAGATAAAAAAATA